CTTTTTATCTTAAATTCTATAGTTTTATCTGGTAAATTAAAATTATTTCCTATTGATTTATTAAAATATTTATTTTGATCTAAATATCCTAATTCTGGTAAAGGATATATCATTCTCATATGTATTTTAAATGATGGTTTTATTTTAATTATATGCTCTCCATTTATTTGACTCTCATCTATATTATCTGTATCTATTGCTCCTGTTATTAATATTTTATCTCCTGAATTAAAATTATGTCCATTTAGTTTTATACAAATTGAAGGTATCCCCTCATTATAATATATTAAATTAGGATTATATGCCGTGGTATCAATATATTTTAAAATTGGATTATATTGTCTTATATCTATTAAATTTAAATTTTTATTAACATTTACATTAAATATTGGTTGAAAATCAAATTTATATAAATTAAAATTTCTATTTTCAAATATTTGCTCTCCTCCATTATAACTTTTTTTATAAGTTCCTGATAACTTTTCTTGTAATTCTTTTATAAATGATTTTGTATTATATTTTCCATCCGTTAAAGACACTTCATAAATTGGATATCTTTGTTGTTTCTTTAATTTCAAAATATTATTATTTGGCACTAAAGTCTCTCCTAATAATTTATCTGTTAAAATTGAATTTCCAGGATATATATATTTACTACTCTCATCATAATTTTCTATTAATTCTTCACTGAATTTAGATTTTTGCTTCCCTTCTCTCTCTAAATTCTTTTCAAATATATAATAACCCATATATTTGGGTATTCCTAAATCATTTAAATATTTTATATTTTTCATATCTATAAAATCTAATAAATTATTACCAATATTTATACTATTCCTTTCCGTATTATTTATATTTTTCATACCATTGTTTATTAATGAATTAAAATAGTTATAATGCCATGGTTGATTTTTTAATAACTTTCTTATATTCCTATTATACAAATTTCTTTGTTTTAGTGTAAAATTATTAATATTGTCATTTGATATATCTTTTAAATTGTAATTTAAATATTGATCTAATGTATAATACGGTTTTGTCAATGATTCAAAAATTTTATAAATTAATGTCTTTGTAAAATCATGATACGTATTTGGTAACCAATATTTTCCATTATTACTTGTAATATCATTATCAAATAATCCATTTTTTTTTTCACTATCTGTATGTATTACTGATTCTAAATAAAAATCTTTTTCTTTATTATTATTATCTGTTAGTTTATTAAATTCTTCTCTTAATTCTTTAATTCTATTTATTTTCTCTTTAGAACATAAATTAGGATATTTATCCTCTGTTAGTTTTAATATTACATTATTTGAATATAATTTTTGTTTTAAATTTTGATTAGGTATATTATTTTCTAAAATTAAATTTGTCACATTTATACTGCTTGAAAAAATTTTATCTGAATATAATGATAAATTATATATATTTGTTTCATCTAATTTATTTACCCATTTTAATTTATTATTTATCTTAGTTTTCACATTAAAATTTCCTAAATTTGATTTTTCTTCTCTCGAATTTATTGTATACGCCGTATTTGGTAATACTATACTTTTTAATTTTACCATACTTATATTTGTAAATTGTTTTCCTAAATTAATTTTATAATGAGCTGAATTATCATAACCATTTGTAAATGATGTAACTTCACTTAAACAAACATTATCTCCTCCAAATTCTGTTTTACAAATCCCATCTATATTTATTCTTTCATTCAAACATATTACAAAATAATCACTTTTATATTTCTTCTTCTCCTCATATTCATATCCTGGTAATGTTTCTAATGGCATTTTAAAACCTATAGATTTTATAGTAAATATTCTATTTACTATATCATCATTATTAAATTCTATATATTCTCTTTGTAAACCTATCTTATAATAATCATATCCTGTCCTTGTATCTTCTGATATATCTTTTCTTAAATTTGAAAATATTATTTCTTTAACACCTATATCTACATTTTGAAATTGTGGATACTTTAATTCTCTTGTTAAACGACCATTTATATCTCTAATTTCTTCATATGGACACCATACTTTTATTTTTTTATTTCCTATTTGCGTCTTAAAAGGATTTGCAGGTAATTTTCCTAAACTTTTTTTATTTATTATTGGTTGTTTAATTCTATTTATACTATCTATACTAATTGTAGTTCTTTTTATTCTTTTTTTTGGTTGATTACTTACATTATATTCTGTATTATAACCATCTATATTCATTGTGCTATCTAAATAATTTGTATAACCACTTAAACCATTAATAGTTAAATTACCTCCCATTCCACTCATATTTTCTCCATTTTCTATTCCTACTCTATTTTTATTACATATATACTCTTCTAAATCTATTTCTTTAAAATTACTATTCTCAGAATATTCATTAGTTATAATTAAATCATCATTATTCATTATTATTATTAATTTATTTATTAATTTTAAATATATAAAATATAGTTTAATTTTCTTTATTATCAAACTATTTAAATAATTTAATATTATTTACCAAATAAATTTATTAAAATTAATACCACTATATTTAAAAGTCTATTTTTATAATAATAATACTATAAATTTATACATCTGTATTTTAGGTGATTTATAATCAATATTTTAAATATTCAAAATAAAAAAAATTGATTATATATTTAATTATATTTATAAATTAATATAAATGTTAAATTACAATAATAGATTTTATGATATAAAAGATAAAATGTATATTTATTCAGAAAATGAAATTAATAATTTATCATTTTCTAAAACATGGTATAATTCTATTCAAAAAAATAATGATTTTAAAACAGATAAAAATACAAAATATAAATTACATGCAACTGGTGATATGGACTTAATTTCAGGAAGAAAGTATATAGCTTTACCTTCAAATATAGATCCAAAAAATCCTTCTATAAAACAAAAATATAATTTAATGTAACTATCATAAATCTTAAATACTAAATATGTCTATTTATTTCATCTTTTAACATTAAATTTTTTTTTTAAAGAACAACTATTAACAGATATATTATATTGCTTTAAATCATTTTTATAAATACTATTATAAATATCCATTTCATTTGTCCACATTTTTTTTTCGCTAGTTGATTCCAAATTATTAACTTCTAAAATTTTCGTATCTCTTTCGTTTGTTAGTTTATCTATTTCCTCTTTTGTTAATTTATATAAATTCATATTTAGTAAATAATCATAACTTTTGTTATCATCCAAAGAATCAATCTTTAAAGATAATTGTGGATAATTTTTAGATTCTAATAATTCATAAACATCCTTTTTAGATTTATTTCGAATATCTATAGATTGATTTATAATTTCATTTATAAACATAACTTTATATTTAATAATATTTAATTCTTTATTTAGTTTAACTAATAAAAATTCTTTTCTTTTTACATATAATTCATGTCTATAATTATACCATTCATCTATAATCTCTTCAACAGTTGAATATTTTTTTATCATATTATTACTACTGAATAAATACATATTACTTGTGTTAATTTTTGAATATAATTTTAATATTTTTTCTATGTTTTTCATATTATCAATATTTGGTTTAATTAATATATTTGCTAATGTATTTGGACAAAAACGTAGAATTATATCTACTTCAGATTCCGAACTATTATCAGTATAGCCTTTTAAAATATGTGTATTATTTTCTTTTCCCTTATCAATTGTAATTTTATCTAAAAACTCAATATATTTTTCTGTCCAAGTTCCTACAGGTAATTCTGTAATTTTAATTTCTGAACAACTTATTTTTTCATAACAACCTTTTGATATATAGGCTCCTTCAGATATTTCTTCTATACAGCCTTTAAATCCTCTATACCAAGGTTTTAGTTTCTTATTATTTTTATCTTCCAATTTATTTTTTATATGTTCTATAAGATCTAAAGGATTATAACAAGGTATACTACAACTAAATCCTGTCCCTATACCTTCTCCTCCATTAATAAGTATATTAGGAAGTATTCCACAATAAGATTCGGGTTCTATTTTAACACCATCATCATTCATATATTTGTATAATTGTTCGTCATCCTGATTAAATATAATTTTACTTAATGGTGATAATTGAGTATAAATGTATCTTGATTGAGCTGCATCTTTACCTCCTAATAATCTTGTTCCAAATTGTCCTATAGGTTCCAAAAGATTCATATTATTTGCACCTACAAAATTTTGTGCCATACCTACTATTGATCCTTCTAATGATTTTTCACCATGATGATATGCCGCTTTCTCAGATACATATCCAGCCAATTGTGCTACTTTAATTTCATTTGTTAAATTTCGTTTAAAACAGCTATATAAAATTTTTCGTGTAGAAGGTTTTAAACCATCTCTTACTGAAGGTAAACTTCTATCATTATCATAATTAGAAAAATGTTTTAGTTCTTTATCAATAAATTCATTACAAGACATTTTATCTTTATTATAGTCCGGTATATCATCTCTATCATAATTTCTCAACCATTCTTTTCTATCATCCGCTCTATCTTTTCTAAAAGCTAAATCTATTTTATTTGATATTAAATTTTCAATATTATTAGTTTTATCATTAACTTCAGATACACTATTTTCAATATTCATTTCTAAAATTTCACTTTCTCTATAATAATCTATTATATGTAATTTTTTAAAATAATCTTTTGCTTCATTCGTTGTTGAAGTGCCCAGTCCTTTATAATATTTTACATTCCAACCTTTTCCTTCATTATTTTTATCCTTCCATTTTTCATAATCTTGAATTGTGTAAAATGCTTTCTCACTTTTATTTTTTTTTACTTTTATAATTGGAGTCACCATAGAACAAATAAATCCTTCATTTATTAATAATGGCCATATAGAATCAAATACATTTAAAATTAGTCCTTTTATATGTGATCCATCCAAATCTTGATCTGTCATTATCATAATTTTACCATATCTTAATGGCCAATTTTTTTCTAATTCTTCTTTAGTATAATTTTTATTACTTTGAAGACCTAAAATTTTTTTTACATTATTAATTTCTGCGTTTTTTAAAATCTCATTATTACTTGCATCTCTTACATTTAATACTTTTCCTTTTAATGGAAATACACCATATTTTGATCTACCTATTACTGATAAACCTGCAATAGCCATTGATTTAGCTGAATCTCCTTCTGTAAGTATAAGTGTGCATTCTTTTGACTTTCTTGTGCCAGCATCGTTTGCATCTGTTAATTTAGGAACTCTAATTAAACTTGTTTTTTTACCATCTGTTTTCTCTAAATTTTTATTTTCCTTAAAATTAGTTTGAGCTATAATTTTTTCTGTAATATCACTTTTATATAGTTTTTCTATAAATTTAGATGATAATTCAATCCAATGTCCAAATTTACTTTTATTTGTCTTAAGTGTTTCTTTAGTCTGTCCATCAAAAACTGGATTAATTATTGTTGAATTTATAAAAACTGATAATTGATTTTTTACATATGCTGTTTTTACATTAATTTTTCGTTTTTTTTTTATCATCTGTGCTAATTTATCTTTTATCTGATCAACAACAAAATCTACATGTTTCCCTCCTCTAATTGTATTTATTCCATTTACAAATGATCTCTGTTCAAAAGTATCATTATCATTATCTGTTGCTACAACTGTCCAACCATCTTGTTCCTCTATAATTGTTTTTCTAGAATCTCTAATATATAAATTGACATATTTTTCAAATGTTTTTTCTAATATCTTTTTATTATTTATAAAAACATTTACATCATTATATGAACAAGCCGCTATATCATATGAACGTTTTTTAAATAAAGATATATGATTCTTGTCTAAATTATTTATATTAAATCTTTTTAAATCTGGATACCAAACTATTTTTGTATAAGATTTTCCTGTAAATGAAGTAATTATTGGATTTGTTTTTTCTGACATATTATTACTAAAAGTTTGTTTATATTTTTTTTCTCTTTTCTTATCAACTGTTTCTATTTCTGTTTTTATTGAATATATGTTTGCTAATTTAGCACCATATCCATTTCGTCCACCCCATTCTCTCTGCTCATTATCATCATAATTTGTCGATGTTAACAATGTTCCAAATATTAGTTCAGGAGGATATAAATTATATTCTGGTAATAATTCAATATCAATACCGTCTCCATCATTCCAAATTGAAATTGAATTTTCTATTTCATTTATATCTATTTTTATATTAGATACTTTAATCGCTAAATTATCTCCACTTTCTATCTTTTTTAATTGTCTTTTACTATGATCAAAAGCATTTACTATTAACTCATCAAAACATTTATAAAATGCTGGACAATATTCAAAACTCTTCTTTACTATTTGAATTTTATCCCCTTCATCATCTAATAAATCTAATTCTATTTCTTCTTTCTCTGTTGATCCTACATAACTATCTGGCTTTTCTAAAACATGTTCCACATGACTCATCTTTTTATAAATTTCTTCTATAGATTTATCTAAACTACTATTACTTTTAGGTAATATAAGTTTTTCAAATACTTTTGAATCTGTATCTGTATTCAATAAATTTTTTTTCTTCTTAACTATATTAAATTTATCTTCTGAGTTGATATTTTTCTCTAATGAATCTGTAGAACTTCCACTTACTGAACTACTCTCAATAGAATCATTATTGTTTTTCATTTTTTTATTTTATAAAATTAACTTTAAATAAAGAAAACATCATCAAATTTTTAAAATTGAAATATTTAAATATTTCCAATTTCATATATAATTATTTAAAACTTAATCATTAATTTATACAATTATGCATTATGAAAACATTGAATCTAATTATGTTTGTAGAATTTGTTTAGAATATGATCATCCATCTAATATGATTTATCCTTGTAAATGTTCTGGATCATCAAAATATGTCCATCGTGATTGTTTAAATCAATGGATCGCGCTTTCACAAAATATTGATGCTAAAAAACGATGTTTTGAATGTAATTATGAATATTCTATCTTAGAAAATACATATACTCCATCCTTTTTTTCAAAATTTTGTAAATTTTTATCTCTTAATTTATTTTTATTTTTATTTTTTAATTTTTGTATTATTTTATTATTTTCACAATTATTATTGTTAGATAATAATTATACACTTGTTAAATTAATTACAAATGATTTGTCAAAATATAATATTATTTATTATAATTTAATTTGGTCTGATATATTTTATGCATTAATTTTAATTTTAATTGCATTTTTAAATTTTGTATTTTTTGTAAAAAATAAAAAATTATATATTAAACATTGCTTTTATAAAAAAACTTTTATTATTATCACTACGCTTCTATATTTATCCATTATATTTTATTTGGATTTTTTTGCTGGATTTATTACATTTACATTAATTACACAAATAATTATTAAATATCATTTTATGTTTATTGAAACTATTGTCGAAAATAATAGAATTTATATATTAAATTATAAATCTGAATAAAATTTTTTAATTATTAATATTTGTTTAATATAATGATAGATAGTGATATTAAAATATGTTCTATACATGGTAGACAAAGAGTCTTTAATTTTATATGTCCACATTGTTTCAGAAATAGAATTAAAAATTACAATAACAATATTAGAAATAGAATAATATTTAATAATTTTTCAACTAGTCCTATATCTAATAGTCTTGATTCAAATAGACAACGATCTAATAGTCTTGATTCAAATAGACAACGATCTAATAGTCTTGATTCAAATAGACAACGATCTAATAGTC